ATAGTTGTGAAGGAGGATAGTGATCCACTGTTGACTATTCGACTGAAGAAGAAGATCCCCGGAGGCGGAACTAATCCTTACTTGTTGGACGGTAACCCTGTAGTCGAGTTCTATGTCAAGGAAAAACTGTCAGATGACGACGTCGATGCGTTGTTCTCTTACACTACGACAGGTGGCCAAATTGCCATTAGTGACGACGGTACGGGGGTAGGGGACAAGTACTCGGAGGTCACTATCCAATGCTCCTCTACCCACCTTGCCGTTCCGGCAGTCAACTACTTCCACTTAGACGTGATCAAAGCCAACAAGCGAGACGTGGTCATGCACGGGTTCTTCGAAATTACTGACATCTAGATGACCCCGTTTGCTTTCGATGGGACGTTTCAGCTATACTAGGAGACAGAGATGCCACTAGATGCCCGAAAGGTAAACCGTCATGTAGTCGTCCGCACAACTGTTGGACGGCTTCGTCCCGCACGCATCACAGCAGTAGGTGCAGGGACGAACGTGAACTGCGACGTTTATGGCAACGGTGAAACCTATACCAACCTTCCGGTATGGTCTAGGTCAACTCCTACAACGGCAGGTTGGACGCGAGACCGTCAGGAGGCATGAGGGGGTGAACGATGCCACCTAAAGTCGAGTCTTGTGTTTCAGGTTTCATGTCGAAGCCTGAAAACAAGACTAAGTGGCCGGACGAGAAGAAGAGGCGTTCGGCTGCTTACGCGATTTGCAACTCTGCAGTCATGAGCGATGGTCATCTTGGTTTTGTTATTGACCTGGCTGACATCGGACTAGCAGAGGACAAGAAGACCTGGGTTCATCTAGTCCGCTACGGCAGTTTCGACCATCCTGTCTTTGGCCAGATCAATATGACCAAGGACAAGATCGGTAACTTCGTGAAGAACTTCCGGAAGAACATTCGAGGCATCATGCTGGACATCGACTACGCTCACAAGCATGATCAGGCCAAAGGAACAAAAGCAGCTGGTTGGATCATCAGTCTCGACCAGCGAGCTGACGGTCTGTGGGGACAGGTATCATGGACCGGCGAGGCCTTGAAGGAAGTAGAAGACGGTGCGTGGAAGTACATGTCGATCGAGTACGACGACGACTGGTGCGATGCTCAGGGGACGTGTTACGAAGATGTCCTCTTCGGAGCCGCACTCACAAACCGTCCCTTCATGAAGGGTTTGTCTCCAATCAACTTTGCAGAACTCGACGACGGCGCCTTTGATCAGCCTGACGGCAAGTACTCACAAGAGGATGCAAAGTACAGGCAAGCACGTGACTCAATGTATAGATGTGCAAACTGTGCCTTCTTCCAACCAGGTTCAGGTACATGTCTAACTGTCGACGGTGACATCAGTCCCGATTACACTAGTGACTTCTTCAAGCCAATGTACGTAGAGCTCTTCTCACACGCCCTCATGGAAGAGAGCAATCCGGAATACATCGATCCTGTCGAACTCAGTATCAGGGAGTTCAGAGACATTCCTGTCAGTACTCGCAAGAAGATGCCGAGCAGCGACTTCGCCGGAGCAGGAACGTCCTTCCCGATCCAGAAGTGCGGAGACGTGAGGGCTGCTTTCCACGCCCTGGGATTGACAAAGCAAGACAAGGGTGCCGTTCGATCCAAGATCATTTCAATCGCCAAGCGTAAGGGCTTCGCAAGTTGTCTGCCGGCTACAGTGAAGGCGGACGAGTTCATGGACGAACTCACTGCCCGGCGGATCCTATCCATAGTAGGGAGGTGACATGGAAGAGTTTCTCAAGAAGCTCGCCGAAAGGCTCGGTCTCAAGGAGGACGCAACCGAAGAGCAGATCCTGGACGAGATGACGAAGAAGTTCACGGAGCCTGCTCCCAAGAACGATCCTCCTACTCCGAAGCCGGATGAGAAGGTCATCAGGTTCGAGGAGTTGTCCGAAGCTTTCGGTATGCCGAAGGAGAGCTCGAAGGAGGACTTGCTCGAGAAGGCCAAGTCGATCCGCCCGCCTGAAGGGCAGCGGATGCGGCAGCTTCAGAAGCAGTTCCCCGAGGAGTACAAGATCCTGGAGGAGACTCGAAAGGATCTTGCCAAGGAGCAGCTCGGTCGTAGGTTGGCCGAGTGGCACCGAGGCGGGGACTTCGGCGGGATCCCACCGTCCCTCGATGAGCAGATCGGTGAGGTCCGAGGACTTCTTAGCCCAAGCGGGCGTCAGAAGTTTGACGACTTCGTCGGTGAGCTCCTCAACGTGGGACTCGTCATGTCGGCCGAACTTGGGTCGACTCCTCTCGTCCTTGGTGACGAGCAGGAAGAGTTCACCGTCGCCCTTGCGGCTGTTCGCAAGGACAACCCGAAGCTGTCTCTCGAAGAGGCAGTCAGGGAGACAGCAAAGCAGAACCCGCAGCTCGCCGAGGCATATCGCAAGGCGACGCAGCGGATCGAAGTGGAAGCAGGGGGGTGAGATAGTTGGCCGGTGCAGACACTGGAGTCCTGGAACTGCCGTATAAGGCGACCACGGCGATCACCAAGCTTCGCTTCGTGAAGTTGTCAGGTGATGAGACCGTTGCAGCCGTTACGGGAGTGACGGACGTTGCAATCGGTGTGGCTAAGGTCGACATCTCAGCCGCCGAGTTCGCTGCAGGTAAGGCAACCGCAGTCCAGGTGCTTGGAGTGGCCTGGGTCGAGGCTGCGGCTGCTATCACCCGAGGTGTGAACGTTGCTCCCTCGGCGAACGGTCGTGCTCAGACGGCCGTTGCAACACAGTTCCGTACAGGGATTGCACTCAAGGCAGCCGCTGCTGCAGGCGACTGGATCCCTGTCCTGCTGACGATGCCCGGCGACCGGGCCCTGTAGGAAGGAGGTGTACCGATGGCATACGGCGATCCGCAGTTGCTGCACTTGGACTCGATGCTGACGGACATCTCCGTTGGCTTCGACAACCCTGACCAGTTCGTGGGAAGCATGCTGTTCCCACAGGTCGGCGTTGGCAAGCAGTCCGACCGCTACTACGTCTACGACCGCTCTCTCTGGGGGCGTGTGACTGACGACATCCGGGCTCCGGGGTCGGAGGCCAACGAGCTCCCGCCAATGACACTCTCTCGCGACAGCTACTTCGCCGAAGAGCACGCTCTCGAGGACGTCGTTCCTGACGAGGAGGTCGAGAACGCAGACCAGCCTCTGCAGCCTGCGATGGACGCGACTGAGCGTGTGACCAACACGATCCTTCTGAACCGCGAGAAGATCATGGTCGACATCGCAACTACTGCAGGCAACTACGCTGCCGGCTTCACTGCCACTCCTGCCAACAAGTGGGACAACTACGCCACGTCCGACCCGATCGCGAACGTGAAGACCGGTCGGACGGCAATCCACAACGCACTGTTCCGGGACCCGAACACGGCTCTCGTGGGCTATGGTACCGCAGTGGCTCTTGAGGACCACCCGGACTTCATCGAGCGGATCAAGCACTCGCAGCTTGGCGTCGCCAACGACGATCTCATCTCGCAGGTTCTTGGCATCCCACAGTTCCGTCGGGCTGGTGCTGGTGTTGTTACCAGCGTCTACGGTCAGGCTGAGACGTTTGGGTACCTCTGGGCAGACGACATGGTTCTCGCCTACGTTCCTGCACGTCCTGGTCGTAAGGTTCCGGCCTACGGCTACGAGTTCGTGTGGGGCTACTCGCGTGCAGGTGGCTCAGTCATGGCCACAGAGCGTTGGCGCGAGGAGAGGCGGGCCTCGGATGTTGTCCGAGTTCGTCGTCGCTACGACATCAAGCTCATTGTCGTCGATGGCACCGGTGACTCGAACGGCGCAGGATACCTGCTCAAGGACCTCTTGACATAAGGGGGATGATCCTATGGCAGCTCCTGTTATCTTCGGGCACCGAAAGTTCCAGTTCTATCAGACCAATGTGACTGACGAAGCGAATACAGATGCTGGTGCAACCTGGGGAGCGCCTGAGTCCACTCTGGCTAACAGCCTGAAGACCAAGCTCAACTCGGTCTTGGGCGCTCTCCGGTCTGCTAGCATCATCGCTACGACTGCTTCTAACAGGACTGGCTCTGTCTGGGGTGCTAAGGCAGGCAGGTTCCTACAGGCAAACATCGCAGATGTAGCGACAGCTAACTCTGATGCCGTATACGACGCTGCTGAAGCGTCCCTCATCAACGAGATGAAGACCAAGGTGAACGCGATCATTGCTGCTATGAATGCAGCAGGGTTCGGTGGAGCTAACCGGCACGTGTACCTTGGGCTCCTCAAGCCTCGCGAGCAGACTACCTACAGCCTCCAAGTCAACTCGATCACTATCGCAGATGCAGACGGAACCTATACTGCAGGAGGTGCTGGTGAACAGGGCCTCGTGAACGACATAAAGACCAAGCTCAACGCTATCCTGGCAGCCCTAAGGGCTGCTAAGGTCCTATCCTGAGAGGGGAGCTGATGAAGGCAGCAATGGTGATCCTCGGGGGTGGAGACAAGAAGACTCTCCAGCCCGGAGACGAGATCCCGGAGGGGTACTTCTCCGACGAAGAGTTGGAGAGTGCCAAGGCTGCCGGGGTGATCGAAGGTGAAGGTCCTAACGCTGAAGAAGGAGCCGAAGGTAAGATGGCTCCTTCTGAGGCCAAGGACACAGCTGACCTGCAGGCGCAGGAGCGTCTGAGTGCAGCTGCGGCTGAGGAAGCCGCAAAAGAACAGGCTAAGGCTGACAAGGCTGAAGCCGAGGCCAAGAAGGAAGATGCCAAGGCCGAAGAGGCTCCTAAGGCAGGGCCTCCAAAGACGGCAGGTAGCTGATGACTCTGGCGCTCTACTCCGATGCCAACAGCTGGCTCGACGGAACGAAGATCCGCTTCGAGAACGAGGACGATGCGGAGCCGGAGCGCTCTGAGGCCGAAACGATCACTAAGGGAGCCCTAGTCGATCTGTACGAAGATCACATCAATCTCTGGACAACTGACAGCCCGCTTGTGCCTCCACAGGAGACGGTGCCTGAACTAATCAGGACGATCGTCAGTCTCTTGATGGCAGCGTACAGGTACCAGCGAAGGTACTCGGAGGAAACCATGTCTCCGAGTACCTTCGCTCAGGGTCTGGAAGAGCGGGCGATGGACCTTATCAGAGCCCTGCGTACCAACAACGCGAGCCTTACCGACCCAGATACTGGAGATGACATTGTTAGCGGGATCGCTATTGACTCCGACAACTTCTGGCCCAATGACAAGACCGTAGTCGAAATGGACTCCAATCTCATTGGGGTTGACTCAGGTGACCCTCTTAGGTTCTTCAACATGGACGAGGTGTTCTAGTGCCTGTCAAGCTTGGCTTCGAAGTCGTCTGGATCCCTCAGCCGGCAATCGTTGCCCAGGCTTTCTTCTCTGCGGCAGAGAGGGCTCGTCACCTCGAGGAGCCAATGCGTGAGGCAACTGAGATCGCGGCGACCGAGATCGACCTGAACTTTGAGGTAGAAGGTCGCCCAAGTCACTGGGCTCCACTAGCGCCGGGTACAATTCGAACCCGTGTCATGAGTGACATCGGAGGTGTAGGAGGTACAGAGAGCTTCCGGGAAGGCACTTCAGAGTTCCAGGAACGCATCTTCTCTGGGTTCTCCAGTGCCGTGAAGATCCTACAGCGAACAGGCGATCTCCGAAAGGGAGCTGTCGATCCTAACAGTTGGGCTATCGGTAGCGGCGGTCAAGACACTGTCGCCGTACTGCAAGACCCTACGGGCTACGGAGGCTACCACGTCGAAGGAACCTCTAAGATGCCTCAGCGCGACTACACCTACATTTCCGATGCGGCTCAGGATGAGATGGGGGAGTTGTTCCTTGACTTCATCAGCGGTCCGGAGTGGTCTTAGTGCAGATAGGAACCCTCGAATGGCGAGCACCTGTGATCACTCAACGCATCGTCGATATTCTCACCGAGGCGGCAGACGAGCTGACACTCAAAGGTGTCTTCTACGGCTTCCAGCAATTGATCCCCGAGTTCCCGGCAATCTCAGTAGAGTCAGGTCGCAAGGCTCGGGGTGGGAACACGACACACCGGTTCGAGATCCAGTTCTCGGTCCTGATGATGCTAGAGCACGGCAAGATTCAGTCGACCGAGATCACCAAGAGGGAGTCCGAAGAGTTGTCCGAGCTGGTAGAAGCGAAGCTTCACGAGGACCTCACCCTCGGCGGGCTCGTCATCTTCGGATACGTCAGCAACATCGATCCCGGAGTGAGGCTTCGGGAAAGCGAGATGATACGTGCAACCAGGCTCACGTGGGACGGCCTCAGTCGTGAGGGGTTCTAGAAGGGGGTGAAGGTTAGTGGGCAAGTACAAAGTGAGCCTAAACAGACCAGACGCCATGGACGATGTACTCTTTGAGGTGCCCCCTGTGGGCCTGCTGAAGAACAAGACCCACGTCGTCGCTGAACTCAGCGACGAGCAGGCAGAGTTCCTCAAGAATGCACACGGCATTACTGTCGAGAAGTCAAGTCAGACTGTAACCGAAATGAACACGGCCTACCCCGGATACGTCTATAACGAACCTGAAGAGGAAGAGCCGGTTGTCGCTGCAGTTGAAGTGAAGGAAGGGGGTGAGACAAGTTGACCCTTGAGGTTGCTGGTCAAGGTGTAGTTGGTGTCGCCTTCGAGACGACCCAAAACACCTATCTCGCCCCGACTGACTTCATTCCTCTTCGGAGTGAGACTCTCGAGCTCATGGAGGACAAGTACTACCGGCTGAACATTCGAGGGACGGCTGACCGCACAGGAGCCTTGCAGGGCTACAAGCACGTCGAAGGCGACGTCGAGTTCGAAGTTACTGCGGACCAACTTCTGCGGTGGATGTATGCTTCGCGAGTGTCGATCGTCAAGACGGGTGCAGGACCTTGGACGTACACCTTCGCTCCCGTTGGTGTTGCAAAGACATCCACAGGAGTGGGTGCTACGGTTCGGAAGACACTGTCAGTCTCCTGCGAACGAAGCGGTGTTGTGTTCGGCTACGTTGGCTGTTCAGTTGTACAGCATCAGTTCACTGTCGACGGTGGTGTGCTAATCGGAACGTTCTCCGTAATCGGGTCCGACGAGGCTTCGCAGGCCGATCTGGTTCCGACCTGGCCCACGTCGATTCCGTATGCACCTGGGAAGGTTGTTCTTGAGTTCCCAGATGCATCACCACGTCCCGACGTTGACACCTTCAACATCACTATCAATGACAATGGAAGCCCAGCGAACCGTCTGAACGGCTCTCGTGGAGCTGCCTACATCACTTGGGGCGAGCGAGAGGTTACAGCATCATATGACATGGACTTCGACAATGCGACCGACTACAACGTCTTCAAGAACCAGACCATTCAGGTCCTGGAGATCCTCGCAAGTAACAACGTGACCAACGACGAAGTTTCTCTCAAGCTGAACAACTGCGTTGTTGACACGTACCCCGTGTCGCTGTCAGGCTTTGGTGACATCCTTCGGGCGTCCATCAACATGCACAGCATTGCGTTGGTGACGGACGCTTACACGATGGTCGTCAAGTCTGCAGTCAGCATCACGTAATACTGGTAGGCATGCAGAAAGGAGAGGGGCATGCCAAAAGCAACTGCAAGTAAGCAGGGCAAAAGGTACGATCTCAAAGAGCTTCCGGAGGGGTACGTCGTACTCCGGAAGCTTGACTATGGAGAGATGCTTTCTCGTAGGAACCTCGGGATGGGCGTCACAGCCCCATTCAAGAGGGACTCCGACTCGATCGACATGAGGCTCGACCTTTCGCAGGAAGAGGTTCGTGTCTACGAGTTCTCCCACATGATCATTGACCACAATCTCGAGAATGACAATGGGGGCAAGCTGAACATGCTCGACCGCAATGATATCAACAAGCTGGATCCAAAGGTCGCTCTTGAGATCGAGAGGTACATCACCGAGCTGAACCTGCCGGATGATGAGACCCCTTTACCCGCGCAGTCTGGCTTGCCCTCGGACACGGAAAACGGATCGAAGACCCAGACATAGCCACAATCATCGAAGTTGCCGGAATGTGTCTGACGATGAACATCCTACCGGGCCCCGGAGGACTTTTCGATCAGGACCCACTTTGGGTCAGACGCCTGCAGATAGTTGCAGAGGCTCAGCAGATGGCCCAGAAGATGCAGATGGAGCGGCAAGAAGGTGCCGCTAGGGCGAAGAAGAGGGCAGCTGCTTATGCAACGTAAGGAGGACTTGTAGCATGCCTATGGGCATGAGAGAGTGGCTTCTGATCATCTCTGCACGTGATCAGGCCTCTCAGGCCATTCAGGGTGTTGGCACTGCGGTCGGAGCTGTAGGAACTCAGAGCCGCTTCGCCGGTTATCAGGTCTTCGCCCTTGGCCTTGCGTTGCAAAAAGCAGGCACCATGCTCACGAGGTTCGGCATGGCCATCTTCGATGCCGTGGGAGACACTGCTCGGCTAGGCATCGAGTTCGACAAGAGCATGAGTCTTGTGCAGACACAGGCGCGACTCGGCGAGACACAGCTACGGAAATTCCAAGAAGCTGCCAACGACGTGATGGGAGACGTTGCAGTCTCCTCTGGTGAGGTAGCTGAAGGTCTGTTCGACATCTTCTCGAGTGTCGAAGTCAACTACAAAGACGCTATCGATATGGTCACAAGTTTCTCAAAGGCAGCAACTGCAGGTGGTACGGATGTCCGTACCGTAACCCGAGGCGTCATCCAGATCATGAACGCCTTCGGTCTTGAGGCCGAAGATACACGGGGCATCCTTGATCTCCTGTTCAAACAGGTCCAGCAATCAACTGGTACGTTTGAAGAGTTGATCTCTGCCTGGGGTAACGTTGTCTCTGCTGCAAAGTCGATGGACCAGACCTTACAGACTACAGCTGGTGCCGTTGACTTCCTAACTAAGCGAGGCAGAACTCAGGCGCAGGCAACTATCTCTGTCTCGAGGGCGCTTGACCAGCTGTCACGTCACTACAAGGATGTTCAAGGAGTCCTTGGTATAAACATCTTCGACAAGGCGACTGGCAACTTCCGACAACTTGGCGACATCATTACAGACATGGGTATGGCAATGAAGGACATGACGACTAAGGAACAAGTTGCTGCGTTCGAAGACATGTTCGGCGCAGGTTCAATTCAAGCGAACAGGTTCTTCAGACTAGCCGTTCCACAATTCAAGGCACTGACTAAGAACATTGATGCGCTTCAGAGACAGGACCTCGTAGGTTACTTCAAGGGCGCCTGGGACATCATGCGTAAGACGCCTGCGGTTCAGATCGAGATACTTAGGAACAAGTGGGACTCGTTGCGTCGCGACCTGCGAAACCTCTTCATTCCCGTTCTGATGGATCTGGTGAAGATAGGGAAGCGGGTGCTGGACTGGGTCGACGGATGGGATCAGGGCACCAAGGAATTAGTAGCCAAGATCCTTATTGCTGTTGGCGCACTCGCTTTGTTCTTCGGAGCGATCGCTAAGATCGGTGGGGGCATCCTTCTGTTCGCTTCGCTGCTGAAGTTCGCAGGGATCGGCATTGGGACCTTCATCGGCATCCTTGGCAGTCTCGGCCTAGTAGGTGGTGTAATAGCTGCCGCACTCATTGGTGCAGCTATCCTGATTGTCACCCACTGGGAAGAGTTCACAGCCTGGTGGAGTCGTAACTGGGATACTATCAAGCAGATCGGATTGGCTGCTGTCGCAGTACTCACTGTTGTCCTCGTCAACCTAGGTAGGACAATCGCAATCAGCGTCGGAGCGAAGCTCCTCAGCCTC